TGCGTTACTCTAACCCTATTGTTTGGCAAAGCTACGATGTTTCCTGTCCACTCCCCCGCATCTAGCAAGTGCATGACATGGCTTTGCTTGTGTTGTGCAGGGTCATCTGCAATCTCACTATCAGTATAATCAACAGTAAACATATACTTTGCTGGATAAAAGTTACCGCCAACTTTTGCGAGCCACGGGCAGGGGGTTGCCCTGTCTATTGTGTACACAGCGTGTGTATGAGATGGGCAGTCCCAAGGCTGTGCATCATGGACATCCATAGGTTCAGGCCACTCATCTAAGGGTTCATCTGCCACCAGTGCTGTAATTGGCATCCTCGCCCACATAGCTCCGCCATGCACGGTGTCCGTCTCCTCACCTTCGGCTTCTATGCCAGTGAATATCATTTGGAAACTTAAACATCTATTGGGTAAAGTGGTGACGGCGACAGCCATCGCATGAAGAAACTCCCCATGATAAGCTTCGTGATTATGCGTGTATTCACGCCTCACCCAACACTTGAAGTGAGGTATATTGCTCTGAAGATATGGCATTAAGCTTTAGTTAGCTTATAACCTTTTTTCTTTGCGGCGGCTCTAACCTGAGCCAAAGTCATAGGCTTGGCTGTTGCTCCGCCACGCTTCATACCTTTTGACTTCATCATTCCACCACGCTTCATGCCTTTGGATTTCATCATGCCGCCACGACGATAGCCCTTAGACTTCATCATGCCTCCACGCTTCATACCCTTAGACTTTTTAGCTACTTTTTTACGCATAGTATCCTCCTATCGTATTGAAAACTTACCACCCCTGCTCGCCGCACCCATGCCGCGAGAGGTCATTCCACCAGCAGACATTTTCTTTACAGCGCCGCCTGCCTTTTTTCTCGGTGTGCCGTCAGCGTTGATATCTTTACGCTTCAAGTTCTCCTCTTTTACTTTGGCGTCAGTCACTACATTTTTAGCCTTCTGCGCCTTTACTTCTGCCTGCGTTGGGTTCTTGGTTATCTTGCTCAAGTCTGTTCCCTCATAGACATTTGTAGCTTTTGCCTTCACTTGCCCCGGAACTGCAATCTTTTGCCCAGCTTTGATTTCATTTGCATTTTTAATTTTGTTGTTTTCTTTGAGGGCTTTAAGACTTACGCCATAGTTTCTCGCAATCTGAGAAAGCGTATCGCCTGACTTGATTGTATATTTCCTGCCGCTCGCTACCTGAACTGGGTCAGCCTTTGTACCACCGCTTCTGCTTCTAAAGAACTCTGCTTTCTTTTTCCGCTTTGTTTCAAAATCACTGCGTGCTTTCTTTCTCTTGTTTTGCTGGTCCTTCATACGGGCAAAAAAACCCGTCTTCTTTGTGGGCGGCTTTCTCTTTTCTCTAGCCATATCAATCTCCTTAAAGTTACATGCAACTTTTATGCATTTGGTGTGTAGGCTATCCCGCCCATACCTGAGTGTACATTACAATAATAGTACAACGTAGGCGCTCCAACCGCAACCTCGATACGAGTAAAAGCTCCGCTTTGACCGGGGATACCGCTAGGTGTTCTTTATGATTACAGTAACATCACCCACAGAGCCTGCAATATTTGTAAAAAGACCACCGACTGGATTGTACCCAAAGGCTGAGTCAAGGCTGTTGTCTGGCCTTGGGTCCCTTAGTGATTGCGGGTCTGTAACTCTTAATCTGCCTACAAAATTTTGAGGATGGTCGGGGTCAACAACATCCTTGCCTATCAAAAGCCCTGTGCGAACTCCGTTCTGAACCTCTGGTATTAAGTCTCTTAACGGGTATCGGAATCCTGTCCTATCGCAATACCCGAAAGCCTTACTGCCGCGTGCGTACATTTAACCCTCCACATACACAGAACTATACGGCACAAACCTTACAGAAACTCTGTCCGCATCTTCCCCTGCGGCAAGCTGATACTGAAACTCATACTCTTCCTTCAGTGCCGCCGCACGTTCTGCGCCTTCAGGCTTCTTCATTGAGATTTGATATGCAAGCCCAGCCACCAAACAGGGAACCCACCTTGGTGGTATAAAGTTTGTGGATGTCCCAGATATACCACTAGACAACCCGTCAGTGCCAACCAACCTGTAGTAAAACAAAGTATAGGTTTCAACACTATTGGGAACAGGCCAGAGGGTCACCTGCGTAGAACCCGCTAACCTTTCGACGAAGATTTGGGTCGGCCTACCTTGCGTGTTTTTTTGGTTTTGCTGGGCGTAGGTTGAGACACTGATTCTTTCGAGGTTGGTGTCGGTTTGGTTGGTTCCGGTCCCCGTCCGAAGTTGGTGTTCCAGAAGGTCAACAGTGTCTGTCGGGAGAGTATACGTTGCAGTCCCTGCGGTAATAGCTTGCGTACCGCTCGCAATGGTCCAAAGATTAAGTCCACGATTTTGCCACTCCAAGGTTAAAAGGTTAAAACTACGGCGGGCAGTTTTTAAATCATACCCAGAGCGCAGTTCTGTACCCGCCCGCTCAAAGGCTTCTTCGAAAATTTCTGGTAAGTCTGGTGTCACAACTGCCATTATGCGTTCCTATGCTTTCTGACTTTGCTTGCAATTCTCCTTGGTTGTTTAGAAAATTGCCTACCCTTTTTAGTATCCTCACGCTTCTTTCTAGACGTAGCCGCGTATTCTTTCGACGACATATTAACTATTGCCGCGCTCGGCAAATACCTCTCACCAGTAGCATTTGGCCCCTGCGTGCTAGGTTTGCCAGACTTTGTGCGCCACTTTTGCTTGGTCCAACTATCCAAACTTTTTTGAGATTTCTTTTTTTCTGCCATATCAAATAATACTATGAAAATACGATTAGAACAACAAGGACTAAAAGCCCAGTCACGGCGCCAATAATACTAGTAACAAACATGGCAAATTTTATTTCTTCGTTTCTTTTTTTTCTTTTTCTTTCCGCCTCTATCTTGGCTTGCTTTATAGCCTCTTTTTCCTCGGCAATTCTTTTGGCTCTTTCAGCAATGATAGCCCTCCACGTTCCGTAGCCAAAACGATTATCAATCATTATGGAAATTTCTTCGAGTTGCTCTTGGGCTAATTTGGCATCAATGACGGAATGAGCCGCGTCCTTGGACTGACCAACAATAGACTTATCACTAAATCGTTTTTTCTGTACCTGCTTTTCCCCCTCAAAAAGTCCGTCCAGCGCACCCGCTATATCCCTTATGTCATTTACAGTGTTGATATTACTTTTAATCAACTCTACAGACTTTTGGACTAAAGCAATACCCGCCAAACCTGTTGATATGGGGTCCATATATCACCTAATCTCTATAGCCTCCGCCAGCTTTCTTGTAGGCTGAAGCAAGCATTTGGGCCTTTCTAGCGCTCCACTGGCCCGGCTTTCCCCCTTTGCCTCCAGCTTTGATACGATTAAAAATTCGTTTTCTCATGGTGGGTTTAGTGTAGTTCCCCGCCTCATTTACCTTAGACTTGGATTTCTTTTTACCCGTGCTACCACCCCCGCTCATGGCGATGGGCTTTTTAGGGCAACCAATTTTCCTGCCAGCCTTCATGTTTTTTTCCTGCCGTACTTCTTGTGCTTCTGTGATTTAGGTGGCGACTTTGTGGAACCGCCCTTTGACCACAGTTCTTTGTTAGCCCAGTAAGCCGCAGACATTTTGCCCTTGGCTATGTTCTTGCCGTGCCGCGCCTTAAAGTTTTTTCTTGCTGTCGCAGAGTAGTTATGCCCCATAGAGCTATCGCCATAGTGAATGAGCTTAACCTTGTCGCCATCCTTAGCAAGAACCATGCCCTTTTTCCCAGCACGATTTGACCTCTTGGGTTTATTAAACCCAGCAAAGGTTGTGCCTCTGTATTTAATCCCGCCGCTCGGCGTTCTGGTAACACCGGGATATTTTGTTTTAGACATTAGTATAAAGCGCGGGTCTTGCCTTTGGTGGCTACGCCGTCAATAGGGCGCTTCCTTGCCCTGCCGCCTGCCGCCATCCTTTTGACATCTTGAGCCGCTTTCATATTAGGGGTCATCATCTGTGCTTTTTTAGCCTTGGCTTCTTCGTCAGTCTTCTTGTCACCAATCTTCGCCATCAAGCCAAGCAGACCCGGCCCATCTTTAGTAAGCTTACCAAAAGCACCTCGTCCTGTAGCCGCCCCGTAAAGGGGGGATATGCTACCTAACATCTCTTTCGCTTTCTTGCCCATTACATCACCTATGAGAGAAACACTGTAACGCTAGAACACGCTGTCAAATCCAAATAAACGTCAGTCTCAAACAGTATCCCGTTGTCTGGGATGTTAACTGAGAATGTGCTACTTGTTCCAAATTCGAGGGTAATCAGGGCAGTCCCTGACGCACCCCCATCTTTGAGGACAACTTTCGGGCTACCTGAACCCTCAGTTTTTACTTGAATTTGACGCACTCGCGCACGACTAGCAAACACTGTAGCGTCTGCCGTTTTGTTTACTGCAAATACATCACTCGACATGACAGCCCCCTAGAATAATGAGTATTCTAGTTCAACAGTAAATCTTCCTGCTGATGCATCTGCGTTTAGTGCTGTTGTCGCCGCCGCGTAAAGATTCACGCTTGCGATGGGTGCAGAAACATTTGGCTCAAACACATGGAAGTTGCCTGCTGTGTCATTGAAGTTAATATCAATTTCAGTCACAGAACCTGCGGCGGAAACCTGCGGGTCAAAGACTGTCACACCTGCACCAACAATTTCTGTGCCAGAGGACACAGCGGCATTAGTTGCAGTGCCTGAAGTTGCACTAAGCTGTAAACTGCCAACAAGGGTTTGCCCACAAGCTGTTGTAATGCCAACCACCGCTTTGTGAATGAAAAACTTTGTGGGTGTCACTATGCCGTCTGGGGCGTCTGTGTTCAAAGCGCCAAGCTCTACAAGAACGTCACCGTCTGCGTATGCAGAGGCTGTGTCTGTAGCGGCAAGAGTGCCAACAAATGTTTGGATTTTTCTAGTGCCAAGTGAAATAAGCTGTCCAGTAGAATTAACAGAAAAACCTGTTTCTGTAATCGTGCCAGTTGTAGCGCTTTTGTTAATAACATTGAATCCGCCTTCAGAACGAACCGGACCCGAAAAAGTAGAATTAGCCATATCTATCTCCTGTCGTGGCTAGTGTCAGTCACACCATGTAACTGTCAGGGATACAAATACAATACCTCATAAAAAAGGGGGCGGCAACAGCCACCCCCCTAAAAGTTATTTGTAACTTTTTATGCTCCCGGCGAAGCGTACATACCAAGCGGGTCGGATACGCCGAAGCTGTAACGCTCGCGTGCTTTGTAGCGAACATTGCCAGTGTCGAAGTCACCGTCCATTTGGGTTGTCATTGGGGTACGCTCAAAATGCTTCAAGCCATTTGGAATATCCGTGGTCAAGAAGAAAGCATCTGTGTCTGTCAAGTAATGATTGACACGGAATCCTTCTGGAATTGACCCGTTATTAACCAAGGCATTGATGTCATTATCAGCAGTACCTGTACGCATTTCCGACTGAAGTAGGCGAGTTGCCACAAACATCAGCGCGGGCGGGACAATCAGCTTACGCGGACGAGCCGCAATAAGAAGGCCACGCTCATCCTTAAAGGCCGCAATATCAATTACTGCCTGTTCGAGAGAAGTCTCGTTAAGGTCTGAGTTTGTTGACGGGCGGTTGGAATTGTTACCACCCATCACTGTCGGGTGTGCTGTGTTAAACAGTGTCACACCATCTCCAGATTGGAATGTGTCAAAGCCAGTATTCAGCAACGCCGCCGCTTTGGTCTGCTTGGTATATGCCATAGCGCGAGCCAATGCTTTGGTGTAGCGTGCAGACAAGCTGTCATACAGATTGTCCTCTACTGCCTCTTCCGTGATTGAAAAGCCCATTGCCACGGTTTCGTGGTTGTAACGAGCGGTGAAAGACTCCTGCGCTGAATCGAATGAAATCGAAGAACCTTCGGGTTTTACCGGAGCGGCTCCAAATCCAGAGAGTTTGACTTCTTCTTCAAAGCTACGCTCTGATGATTCTGTCTCATAAATCTCTGCATGTTCGTTTTCATACTTCTCATACTCAAGCCCAAACAGAGCGTTGAGTCCCGGCAGAAGTTCTTTAAGTAACTGTGGTCTTGCAATAGCCATAAGTTAATCTCCCTATGCCGAGCCAGTAGCTGAACTATGCTGATGATAGTTGAACTTACAAACAAGAATAGGGAAAGATGTCCCCTTCTCGTCGCCCTCATGTCCACCCAAGTAATCAATTACTCGAATAGGGTTTTGAGCGTCTGTGCTAAGTTCACTAATGTCCAAAGCAACCCGTGAAACCTTCAAGGAAGTGTTCGGGGCTGTTTGAATCAACAGCGTGTTTTTACCATAAATGTCATTCACATTTGTTGGCGCACCATCTGCTTGAATAGTAAACAGGGTATTCGGGTCGTCAACAACATACGCCATAATATCTGAAGCTGATGTGCTTGCAGGATACAATGTGCTGAATGTTTTTTGGTTTGTGTTTGGGTCTGTATAAGACACACCCATAAAAATACCAACGATGTCGATTTCTGTCGAATCATCGCCAGTGCCAGCCTGTTTCTCAATCGTTGTAGCCGTACCACCATCTACGAGTTGAACAACGTCACCCGCCGCAATAGCGGTCCCGTAGCCAGAAGCTATTGGATACTGACGCATAACCTCAAGCGAACCTGAGTCTAGACGTCCGATTGGACGCAAGCCGAAAGGTGAAGCAGTTGCTGTCATCTTTTTTCTCCTAATCCAAAATAAAACAAAGGCTCCCTCAAACCAAACTATGTACTGCGCGTTGTTTTTTCTGGACGAAGCACAGGCATACGCGGGTCTGACTCTCTCAGGTAATTATTGTCAACGGCCTCCATTGCCCTCGCATTTTGGTCGTTCATAAAATCCCTGCGTGCTTCGACATTTTCGGTTGCTGTCTTGCAAAGTAACAATCCACCAACCTCTACATTCCCCTCAAACTTGCTATCCACATCGGGCATAACATGCATTTCAGGATGCTCGGATGCAAGAACAGGCTCCCAGCCTTCACGAAACCGAGACGAGACATTTTTGTTGTCTGATGCGCCAAGCGTACTTGTTCGCACCCAACGATACTCTACACCAGACTGTGGGTCTGGGTCGGGTAGTGCGGAAGGTCTTTTCCAAGTAGCTTTCCGCTGTGTCTTTTCTCTTGTTTTATTTGTGCGTGGTTCTCTGTCAGCCATTCTATTGCTCCAATTTCAAAAGTTGCGCCGCATATTGTTCAGGGGTAATCCCTATTCGCTTGGCGAGAGCGACTTGTGTAGAGGTTAGTTGCACCTTGCGTGATTTATTTGCACTCCGCTGTGCGGGGGCCACCACGTTGCCAGCTTGACTGCGGGGTGCTTGCTCTATACTGCCGCCGCCAAACTTGTCAGGGAACCTTTTTTGTAACTCAGCATCTAACTGCCGATAATACTCTTGCGGGTTCTCCAATGGGTTAGTGCCAGACTTGATGAGTTCTTCATGCACTCCAAGTGCAAAACCCGTCATAACGCTGTCACGATTAAACCAAGGGTTATTCTCTGCCCATTCTACATCTAAATTGGTAGGTTTGTTAATAGGGCGTTCAACTTTTTTCTGAGACACTGTCGGCGCAGGAATATTTTGATAAACAGGCTCATACTGATTTGCCTGTATTGCCGCCGCTTGTGCATTTGTAAGGCTCATTTGAGCCTCAGTTATTGCGTCCGGGTCACCGCTTTCAAAAGCATCTTTGTATTCTTTTTTGGCTCGCGCTACCTCAGCTTCTGCGCGGCCCTTAGTTTGCTCCAAAAGAACACCCTCGCCTTGCGCCAACGTGTTTCTAAGTTTTTGGTTTTCCTCAAATACTTTCTGAGCAAAACCTACGGCTTCTTCTCGCTCTCGGTCTGCCGCGTCTTTTGCGCGACGCTCTTCGTGGTAATCGTATTTTAATTTTTTAATACGCTTTTGTACACGCTCAGAATAATCCGCCGCCTCATCGTCCTCGCCCTCATCGCTAGGGGCAGGCTCCGCTTCAGCGCGAGGCGGTACGCGGTCTTCCATAGGGCGGTCATCTAAGACCTCAATTTCCATGTCTTCCTCTGACGCAGAAACAATCTGTGGCTCTGTGTTAATTTCTACAATATCTTCTTGTGCTGTTTCACTCATGCTCTTTTAACTCCCCTTGGGTCTGCAACAACGGCTTCAACAGTATCGTCATTTATCAAACGAAACTCTTGGCTTTCAATTTTAAATCTTGTGCCAGAATAAGAGCGGAATATTACCCACTCACCTTCTTTGCAATACGCACCATGCGGAAACTTGTCCTCATCTTTGTAGGCGGCTTCGCCCATCATAACGACAAGGCCAACCACAGACGCGGTACTCTCGGCCTGTTGGAGACTATCAGGAATTAAAATACCGCCCTCAGTTTTTTCCTCTAAGGTCGGCATAGCGATTAACAGTTTATAGCCCTTCGGGGCTGGGAAAAAGTCAGACTTTTTAAGTCTTTCTAAGTCTAAGTTTTTTACTTCAGCAGAATACATTTTCTCACCTTGCAACGGGAAGGCCCGCAGTCCTTGCGAGGATTGTCCTCGTAAGGAAAAGTTATAACAAACTTTTTGATTTTGCAACTACTCGTCTACAAGTTTTTGTGTGAGGTCTAGAATTTCTCTTTCGACAAGAGCCAACGCCTCGACTTTGCCGCAGATAAATTTGTACTCTTCAAAGTCTTTTGCACCGCCACCAGCAAGGTGGTCAGCGCACTCATGCATGTACTCGCGCACTTTGACTCTGATAAGTTCGAGGTATGGGTCAGGACTAGACATTTAAAATTTGCACCAATAACAATGTAATGATTGCCCCTGCCGAGCCGACAAGCACAGCCTCAAGTCTTTTAATACGATTGATTGTCTCAAGCCACCGCTCTTCATACACTTCCTCAAGAACTGTGAGCCGCTTGTCCAAGTTATTCACCGTTGGTCGCGTCATCGGCTAGACCCTTTCCCGTCTTTAGCCCCTCTTTGAGAAGGTCTGCTCTAATTTTTTTGGTAGCTGTTTTGTTTTTTTCTTCCTCAGATGTCAGCTTCGCACCAATCTCCGCACCCTTAACTCTGACCTCTGCTGTTTTGATTCTTTCTTGAGAAGCGAGTCTTTGTTGCTCACGCTCTTCTTCGCTATCCAGCCGTTCTCTTTGCACCTCAACATTTGCTATTTTAGAAAGCTTGTCTAGCTCAAACTTCTGCATGTCCATGTTTATTCTATGCTGTAACTCATCTTGCTTCATCTTGAGTTCAGCTTGTTGAATTTGTGTCAACGGGTCTGCCTGCTGTTCTGCGGCTTTCTGCTGTTGCATTTCAGCTTGGTTCTTGCCAAGCAGTGCTTGAGCGGCCTCTCTTGAAACGCGGGACAATTCAAGCTCCACATCTTCAGGTAGCGGTGCGTCTTCATCTGGCATAGACACGCCGAGTTCCTTTTCAATTTTATTGCGATACAACATAGCCACATGCTCAGTTATATGCGAAGTAATTGAGTTCTGTATTGCCTGTGCAAACGGGGACTGCCCAACAAGCTGTTGTATCTTGGGGTCTTGCATAAAAGACATATGCACTTGGATGTGCGCTTCGTGGTCTTGGTACTTGAAAACTTTTACTGGCTCTTGTTGCAAGATACGCATGTTTTCAGTAACGGGGTCGGCAGGTGATACCTCGTCAGGAAGCTTAATAATTTCTTTTGCGTCTGAAATGCCAAGAACCTCAAGCATCTGCCTGTGTAACTTGCCCATATCATACAACTGTGGAGCTTGTTGCGCCAACTGTAGGGCGGCCTGATACTGCATTACTCT